GCAGTCGTCATTAAACCTGAACGGTCTGCTAGGCGCGCTGGCCGGCGCTGGTCTCGGGTCTAGGAGAGGTGATGGGAAGGCGCCAAAATCGAAGAGTCCACCGAAAGGAGCTCCTCCTGATAAGTCGCCTAAGACGAAGAGTAGATTCAAGCTGCCTGGAGGACTCGGTCTAGTTGGAACTGCAATAACTCTCTGGTCGATGTGGGATGAGTTGAGCTCGCTCGACCCCAATGTGAAGAAAGAAGAGTACAAACAGAATGTAGCTCAGATCATCATAAGAACCGCTGCCTCAGTAGGACTGATGTACGTAGGCGCAGTAGTGGGAGGCATAGTAGCAGGAGCGATCGCTGGTCCTGGAGCAATAGTAGGATTCATAGGCGGCCTGCTAGGCGGCGCTGCCTTGGACTTCTTTTACGGAGACAGCGTAGACGATATCGTAAATCAAGTCGTCGACTATCTCTATACTGGAGACGACGAAGAGACTCCACAGCCGACGGAAGAAGACGTCAAGGCAGTCGAAGACGCAACAGTCTATATGAGAGAGACTACTGCGCCTCCTCTACAACCTCCACAAAACGTAGCGCCAGAGATGAGTGCAGCAGCTGCTGCAGCGGCTGCTACGGGTATAAGTTCAGAGACTAGAGCCCAGTTCGTCGGCCCTCCTATAGCAGGACCTACACCTCCGGTACCTCCTGCCTTCCAAGTAGTCGACGGTCCTGTCATGGATCCTGCTCCAATAGAAGAGATAGACTTCGAGCCTCCAATAAATGAGACTTCTAGAGGTCTGGATTCTCAAAAAGTAGTCGACGATGCTCTGCGCAGGGCTAAGACTATCGTAGATCAGAATGAAGAAGAAGCGGGAGGTATCACTGATCCTAACGACACTACTGCGACTATCGACACGAGCCAGAATTTAGCAGGTGGAACAGAAGAGCAAGCGATAAGACCCTCGCAGTCTGTGACTGGAGGGGCTGAGCTAGTTTTTCAGTTACAGGGGAAGAATAGGTCAGGCATGCCAAATGCCGACGTGTTGAATCTAGTGGCAGCAGCTGCGGCGTCTGTCGGCATGGAGAAGATAGCCGTAACTAGCGGCAAGGGCGACTACATCAGTCCTGCTGGAAGAGCCAAGGGGCAGAAGTCGACTTTCCACTCTACTGGAAATGCTGTAGACGTGGCTGGGTTTAGCAGCCAGCAACAGAAAATAGCATTCGCACAGGCAGCTATATCATTGGGAGCTGGTGGCATAGGAGCCTACAGAAATGGATCTCTTCACGTAGACACTGGACCTAGGAGGTCTTGGAATTGGGGTGATCCTAACTTCCCGAAGCTAGCCGAAGGCGCGAAGATCGAACCAACTAATGGAGGTACTCTGGCCCTCATTGGCGAAGCCGGAGAGCCAGAGTACGTCGTACCTCAGAGCAAAGCCATTAAGTTCGCTCATGAGATGATCTCGGCACAACCACGTTACAAAACTAAGAAGCATACTCACTACGTGATCGTGCCGATTCTCACTTAAGAGTCGCCAGCGAGAGTCTTGAAGAACTCGAGGCTCTCATCATCATCCTCTACTACTGCGCTCTTCTTCGACTCCTTCGGCGTAGACCAAGGGAGCTCGTCGTCGTCGCTCTGCTTAGGAGCAGGAGCGGCCTTACGAGGAGCCGGAGTCTCGACCACGCTGTCAGTCAAGACATCATCGATACCGAGCACCTTGTAGAGCTTGGCCTTCAGATCGTCGTACGACTTGAAGTTGGAAGGATCGAGGAAGGGCTTCAGCTTGTGCTGCCTCTTCCAGATCTTCTCGAGCTTGGCGTCGTCGTCGAGCAACGGACCAGACTCGGAGAACTGAGACTTGTCGTAGTTGCGATAGCCCTCGACGTTGCGGATCTTGACCTGGAAGTTGGCGCCGTCCCAGAGATCGAACGGGTTCAGCGGCTCCTCGTCCGGGAACTGCGGATGCATGACTTCCTGGAGTTTGTCGAAGATCTTCTTGCCATACTTGAAGAGAAACACCTTGCCCTCGTTCTCAGGGTTGGCGGGATCCTTCAGCACGATGATGTTGGAGATGTAGGTGAGGCGACGCTTCTGCGCGCGAGCCTGACGACGCTGAGGAGAGTTGTCGTCCTCGGTAGCGTTCCAGAGCTTGGAGTTGTACTCGCCGACAGGATCCTTCTCGTTAGGACCGAGAGAGGTGCGGGAGTTCTCGATGTACCACCCGCCTGGTCCCTTGAATCCATGGTCCCAAATGCGAATGAACGGTACGTCTTCACCCTCGGTTGGAGGGAGGAAGCGAATCACGGCGTAGCCGTTACCGGCCTTGTCTACGGCCGGATACCAGATACGGTCGTCTGCTGACTGTTGATTGGTCTTGGTGTTGAGCTTATTGAGTTCCGCGGTGAGTGTCTCGAGCTGAGACGTGCGGTTCTTCTTGAGAGAAGCGAAGTCCATAGTATTCTCCGTATTGCGTTGTATATTGCGTATGCTTAATATGCGGGCTTACGCCCATTCTATATATCATGCCAGGGCAAAAGATGGAACAGAAAAATTATCAGTTCCTCACGTATTTCTTGAGAACGATCTCTCGAAACTTGTCCTTCTCGAACTTGAGAAACGGCTTGTACTTGACCAGCTTTCTCCTGATAGTAGGCCACATGACGGTGTCCTCTATCTTCTTATCCCAAGCCTCGATGATGTTGGCCAAGGAGTCTATCACTAGGATAGTCTCGGCCGACACCTTCTTCTGCATGTACATCTTCAGTAGCTGAGGGTGTTGCCCGTCTTCTACCTTGACTGCCTGCTTCAGGTCCTCGATCTTCTCGAGCTCCTCGCTGAACCTATAAGTCAGCGACTGCGTCCTCTTTACCCAATCACGATATACTCGCTCGGCATCTTCTTGTGTGAGGTCGCGCGAGTAGCTCTTGTCGTTCTCGAGGAAGTTGGCGACTAGGAATTCCAACAGGTCTTCCTTGCGCGCCAGCTTCTCGAAGAAGTACCTATCCTTGCGTGCGTAGAAAGACTCCAACTTAGCTGGCACCTTACCGCGATACTTGAAGTAATCGTATCCGTCACGCTCGAAGTGGTTCTTCACCGCCAAATAGGTGGTGTAAGCCTCGAATGGATTCATATCGGGAGGTGTGCGGTCTTCGGAATGAAGTTGAGAGCCTCGGCCTCCAACTGAATGTTGGCCTTCACGACGGTAGACATCTTGATGATGTTAGCCACCGTCTCGATCTCCATGTTGTTCTTCTCGGCATAGTGAATGGCGGCGTCTATGTAAGGAATGTCTTTCTCCATCACGAGCTTCTCGATACCACGAAGAATCTCAGAGGATGACCTCATCGACTTGATATTGACTTTCATTCTCAGGCGTCTTTCTTCGATACGAAGGCATTGAGAGTCTCGGCCGCCTTGATGACGTCCTCGACTGATACTACTGGAACTGTGGGGAAGGGGATCTTAGTGTCGTTCTCGCGAATCATTTGCCAGTCGTTTTCTAGGCGAATGCGCTCGCTCATGGCACGCTCGTTCTCGATCTGTTGAGCGAGCTTGAGCAGCTCGAGTCGAATCTCAAAGGGGTTCATGATATACTCCTGTGTTTATGTTGAGAGTGGTAGATACTAACTGCAAGTAACTCTAGAAGGGCATCGAGGGTGAGAACACACATATCCCCATACGCCTTTAGAAAAATCTTTAAGACATACAGGGCATCCTGTATATGATGTTGGGTAAGATGGATCTCGTGGCAAAGAAAGCTTCTTACCTTCTTCTAGACCAGCTTTGAACCCGTCACGAAACCCTCTATTATAGTCTTCACTCATGTAGTACCTCTATAATAATAGTGAGGGTGATTCTGTTTCCAAGCTCACCCTCGAAGCTCATGTCAGGCCGCTAGGGCGAGACGAGGTGCATAGTTGTCGTTTGCACTTAACGTTTTGCGCTTGACGTAGTCGCCTACGATTATCTCCAGTCGCCTATTACACTCTTGTCGATCCTAGTTCGCCCCCATCAAGAACACACCGATTATCATATCTCATCGGCTAGCACGATATAAGACCACACGCTCTATTCGGTGGCTGGTGTGTTCGTGGTGGAGGCGCCGGGAGTTGCACCCGGGTCCAAGTAGTCTTTCAACTTCCTTCTACGATAATTCTGTCTTGTCAATCCTAGTTCGCCCCCATCAAAGATGCATCTTTGGCCATTTTAGATGAGCCTCAGCATATTTCTTTCCCATCGTCTCAGAATCAACCAATATTGTTACTTTGACGTTGGTTTCAAGAATAATAAATTCTTCGATCTTTTTAAGTTTCATGATGCATCTTTGGTGGAGGCGCCGGGAATCGCACCTGGGTTCAAGTATCTTCTACGATAATTCTGTTCGCTATTTATGTTTTATCCATCAAATTCTTGGAGTCTACCTTGCCCTTAGCACCTCTGATGGACCCGTCTTTCAATATTGAGATGACCTTGTACTTCTCTAAGTAGGAGAACGCTCCTTCTATTCCTAGGAGGATGCCGTCTTGTCTGCCTCTCGAGTGACTAAAGTACGCGCAAGCCCCGAAGCAGCCGACGATAGCGGCGATCATCCAGTATTCTAAGTACATGTCTCATTCCTCTCTATCAGGCCGCGGAAGTACTCCTGCGTGTGACCGTGCCTGGCGTGATAGCCCTTGAAGTAGTCCCTCGCTACTTCTATATAGTCTTCGGTGTCCTTGTGAAACACCTGCATACCCTCTGGGGAGGAGATCAACACTGCGAACTTTTCAATCGGCCTACCGAATCTCTCTCGTAACATCAGAGCGTAGGCGGTCGCCTGAATGAAGTAGTTCTCGATCCACTCCTCTTTCTTCAACTTCGAGGATGACTTGAAGTCCACGACTGTGGGCTTCCCATCGAATACACAGAAGCAGTCACACCTGCCGGCCACTCCTAAGTCGAGAGAGTACATCGGAAATTCTTGAGCATATACTACACTGACTCGCTCATCGAGTACAGGCTTCATTTTAGAGAAGAGCTCGAGCTCTCCAGGAAACGCCTTGCGATCGTAGTCAGGCACATTGTCTAGGTAGTTCTCGCACATCGTGTGTAGCCTGGTACCGAGAGAGGCAGCCTCGCGACCTATCCTGTTGGCCTCTTCCTCGCCTACTCTACGACGCCACTCCATCAGCGAGTCCTTCTTCATGTCTCCGAGAGCGGTAGTCACAGACGGAAAGAGGACCCCGTCCGCATTCTCGTACAGACGGAATCCTCCCTCGAGTGTGTGAGACTTTAGTTCTTCAAATGATAGGCGCTGGTGTAAGAACTCCTTACGCGTATCCGAGATTTGTCTTAGCGATGATGTAGTCACGTACCAATCCTGATCTGACGATGTCGTCTTTACCGAATTCAACATAAGCGAAGTTGCGTAATTTGTCAACTATGTCCATGAACTTCAACAACCCATTACGATCCTCGCTCTTGGCCAGATCCGACTGTCTGAAGTCGCCGCAGAATATGATCCTGCAGTTCTTACCGACTCGAGTGATGACCGAGTCTATCTCATGGAAAGTCATGTTCTCGACTTCGTCTACTATGATGACGGAGTCGTTGATGGTAGTTCCTCTAATGAATGATGTAGTGATGAAGTTTATGATCTTCTTTTGCTTGAGTATGTCGTACGCGTCTCCGCGGTTGAAGAGGTCCTTCGCGATCGGGAAGTACGGCATCTCATAGGCTCTAGACTTCTCGCCCTGGTTGCCAGGTAGAAAGCCCATGTCACGAGTAGGAACGACAGAGCGAACGATAGTAACATCATTGTAGGCCTCCTTGTTAATCACGTCTTCCAGTGCTAGGTACATCGAGATGAAGGTCTTGCCAGTTCCGGCCATGCCGTGAAGCATCAGGTTCTTGCCGACCTCGTAGGCCTCGAATGTCTTCTGCTGATTCTCAGTCAATGGCATGACTCGCTTCAGCATCATATTTCCTAGGCCGCGACGGGCCTGATCGGGCTCGTAGTGAAGTTTCTCCTTCTTTTTGAGCTGTCTTTTTTGTTTTCTTGTTAGCTCTTGGATCTCTTCGTACATGGAACTCCTAGAACGTATTAATCGTTGACTTACTCAACCCTCCCGAGTGTCGCTTCTTCATATCCTTGAGTAGATCTCTAAATCCCGAGTCAGGTTTGTTCTTCACCCCCTTGACCGATAGGCTGGTGGGATCGAGGAGAGGCGTAGGATAAAGTACTTGCTGCACGTCCGGATTACTACGTAAGTACTCGGCGTGCTCGCTCATGCTCATGAATTCCGTCCACTCTTTACCAGTGGCGTCAGTGAATGTGTAAGTCGGCATCAGATGTCATAATCCTCGTCTTCGTCCTTGCGCTTCTTCTTAGCGAACTCCGCGATCCGCTTGGCGCGACGATTATCCTTATTCTGGTGTGGCGCGAAGTAGTTACCGTACTCAGCGTCGTTGTACTCAGACTCTTTATGAAAGATCTTGTTCATATCAGTGCTGCCTCATTGATCAGACCAGGGAATGCCTCCTGTACTAACTTCTCAGAGATGCCTTTGAACGGAAGTTTCTTATCCTTGACAGAGGCCATGAGCTGAGCTTCTTTAGGAGACAGCGTCTCGAGTAGTTGGATGAACAGGAACTCGCGACGAATCTGCTTTAGATTAGGGTTGCCGCCTTCCACGAATAGGTAGAGTCGACGGGCCTCGTTGTAGAGGTTGCCCTCTTGATCGAGGTACTTAGTAGGATTGTACGGGACTTCACCCTCCGGTAGGAGCCACTTGATTCTCTGATCGTAGGTCCACTGGAGGATCTTCAGCATCACCATGTTGCTCACATTCTCGCGAAGCTTGGTGATCTTATCTTCTTTCTTTTTCAAAGCGGAGATCTCTTCTAGAATCTCTGCGACGCTCTTACGCATGGTTATCTCCTTAGAAGTCGCCTATGACTTCCATCAAATTCTTTAGTTTGTTTTGGATGAAGTAGTTGAACAGTCTGTCGCGGGTCTTACCGGACTGAGCCTTGTACTCGTCGAGGATGCGAGTCTTGACATCTTCTGGAATGAACTCAAAGTCTACCAACTGCTGGTTTCGCTTGTAGTTACGAAGCATCATGTCGTCACAGAACTCGCTCGGATCCTTGCCTAACCAGGCGTCGATCTTCTTCTGCGTGAGGGGCTTCTGTCTCTTGTCTGATACGAAGGTATCATCGTCTGAGAGGAAGTTCGGGATGCCGTCTCCAGTGTCCCCCCTCATGATGTGCTCCTGTACGTATTTATACGGATCGTCGGTTTTGATCCATTTTTTTCTCACCGGGTCGAACTGCTCAACATTGCCATACTTCTGGAGTTGGTTGAAGTCCTTGTCACCCGATAAGATGAGGATCCGCTCGCTGGATACCGTCGCTCCCCTGAGAGAGCACAGAGTGGCGATCACGTCGTCTGCCTCCACAGAGTCCACTTGAATGGTGGGATACGGGAACACCTCTCTGAGCTCGGCCCTGATCTTATTCAGGGCTTCGAAGATCTTGGTCCAGTCCAGCTCCGACTTCTCTCGGGCCTTCTTACGATTGGCCTTGTAGTAGGGGTAGACCTTTCGACGCCAGTAGTTCTTGTCGTCACAAGCGATGACCAGCTCTCCGTACTCGGAGGAGAACTTCTGCCTGTACAGGCGAATGGAGTTGAGGATCATGTGACGCAGCAAGTCCTCTTCTACCTGATGGTTAGTGTGGTTGCCCAGCTGAACCATCAGGTTAGAGATCATGACCTGATTGAGATCAAGGATTATCATGAGGAGCGATTCGCTTCTTGATGAGGATTGACTTGAGTAGGGCTTCCCAGGCGAACTTCTTGATGTCGACGTTGTAGAACCTGTCGGCGAACATCTTCTGTCCCTGTAGAGTATTCTCGAGGACCTCGCTCATCTCTCGCACGGCCTTGACTGCGCCGTCGAGCATCTGATAGAAGTTGTTGAGGTGGTCCTGCTTGTTGTCCTGCCACTGGTACATCCAGGTGTACTGCGACGCGGTCTCGTAGAGGGCGCCGTAGTTGGGGTGTACGCATAGACACTCGGCGCTCATGGCCTCCATCAGGGCCATACAGGACGTCTCCATCCAGATATTCGGATACGCGAAGATGTGAGCCTTAGACAGGGCCTCGCGGACTTCCTCGTTGGGACGAGCCCCGTGGTAAGTCATCTTCGGGTGCTGCTTGATCATGTCGAAGAGAGGCTCGTACGGCTTGTCTCGCTCTGACCATCCGTAGATGGAGAACGAGGAGTAGACGTCTAGATGAACGTCCTCGTGGTTCTTGGCCAGCTCGGTGAAGGCGGGAACGAGGAGCTCGAGGCCGCGGTGCGGGGTCGTGTGGTAGATCACGTTGACCCGATCCTTCGGCTTCTTGTCGAGGGCGGAAGGCACCGGCTCGATGGCGTTGGTCAGGACGCAGCACTTGTACCACGGGATGCCGTAGTAAGCGATGTAGTTCTGCATCTGCCAGTTGGAGACGAAGACGAGTCGCTCGAACTTGTTGTAGCCGCCGTTCTTCAAGTGATCGGAGGCGGGGTCGCCAGGCAAGTCCTGCAGCTGGAGCAGCTGGATCTTGCTCTCGTCGACCTCGCCTACGCGAGACACGTGGATCTGGAAGTGCTTGAGCATCTCGGGATCGATGCGCTTCTCTAGCCTCTCGGCCATGAGCTCGCTGCCGCCTCTCGACTTCTTGGTCATGTCGATGTTGTTGTAGGCGAAACCCATTATACAGACTCCCTGATGGTGATGGACTCGATCGAGTCGATGCGGAAAGAGCGCCAGCCCTTGGCCTCGAGGTCGTAGACGGAGATCACCTCGAGGTTCTCCTTGCGCTCGGGCTTGGTGAGGTCGATGACGGGCTTCTCCGGCGGAGGGAGCTTATCACCGCGCAAGGTGCACTTCATCGTGCGACGAGAGCCGTCGCGCTTGGTGAAGTCTACTTCGAGGATCATGGAGTGCAGCTGCTCTACGAGGTAGTCGCGATCAGCCAGAGAGAACGTTCCTGAGGTCATTGTGAGTCATCCATTCTGTAAGGTCTGTGTAGCCACCGACGTGATGGCCGTTGATTATGATTTGAGGGACTGTCTTGCAGTTAGGAAACTTCTGTAAGAACTCTTCCCTCGATATGTCTGATCCTACCACGTGTTCATTAAATTGTACACTGTTTGCTCTAAATACAGCCTTCGCAGCGTCGCAGTAGGGGCAGTTCGGTTTACTGTAGATCTCTATCATCGTGCCTCGCTGTTTGTTCACAGTCTATATATCGTGCACGACGATGTCCACGACTCTATCGATGTCCAGTAGGCGAACTGGATACGAGGAGCCTCCAGTCATTCTAAAAGTGCCGGCCGGATCTCGCTTACCAGACTCGCATAAGCGACCCGTGTACTCGTTGAACTCCGGTATGTGCACGTAGCTGGCGTAGACCTGCTTGTATGGCCACATCGGGTTCTTGACTGTGACCGTGATGGTATCACCTACCTGCATCTAGTTTCTCCTCCAACATGTCTGCTAGCCTGTCGCAGAGCTCTTTCTCTCTACGGAAGGCCTCCTGCTCCCACGGCTGTGCTCGATACTTCTCGTAGTTCTTAGTCTCCATCACCACTGGCCTATCTTCCCAGAGCATGGTCTTCGTAGTGATCTTCAGACGACCGTGCTTGAATTGCTCGGCGTGCACCAGCTCGTGCATTAGAGCTCGCATCACGGAAACCGGAGTACTACACTTACGCGTGTCGATGACTACCTTCAAGTTATTATGACTGTAGTAGGCATTGGGCTTACGTGTCGGCTTGAGCTCGATGAGCAAGTTGCTCGGCAGGTCTAGCAGCGTCCTAGCCAGCGGCATGACTCTCTTGACTAGCATCGCTACCTTCTCTGAGTGATTTGCATACTTCTTGTCGTACCCGTACTTGAAAGACGAAGAGATCTTAACGAAATCCATAGTACATCCTATTGTTTGGCTTAACAGCATTATACACTAATGCACAGACGTGTACAGGAGAATATTAGAGGCTCAGGTGTAGAGGTGCCTGGCGTGATCCTGCTGCCACCTAGAATTCGGAACAGCGAGACCATCACCTGCCAGGATGACATTCCACATGGTCAACATGAGCTTCTCCGAGGACGGCGATCGCTCGATGTCGAGCAACAGGTTGTTGTACCTATAGATGCTGTTCTCCTTCTTGGGCTTTACCAACCAAGACTTGGATACTTCCTTGGCAACAGGGAGCGGCAGCTTATCGAGGTTCCGCATTGCTTCGAGGTTCATGTTCTTCATCTCACTTCCCCATCGCGTAGGTGTGATGATCGGCCAGAGAGTTGAGATACATCTCGTCCATCTCGCGATCCAGTTGATTGACCTGCTTCTCGAGGTCGCGAGCCACGAAGCTGACTTCTTCGAGGATAGCAGAGCGAGAGTGGCCGAACGTGTCGGCGCGGCGGATGAGGCTACGCAACCGCATGGCGAGAGCTTCGATTTCATTGATGTGCATAGTAGACCTCCTTGAGGAAAGCGTGAACGGTGAAGAAAGTGATGAGGAAGACGAGAGCCAGGAGCCCCGGAGGGGTAGGCGCCGCCAAGAGAAGAGAGAGGAGCAGAGTTTTCATCATATGAGCATCTTACCCTGAGTGCCAAAAAATGTCAACCGCTATTCCCAGTAGAAGCCGGTGCCGTCTACCAGCTTGCGGTCGACCTCTGAGTTCCAGATCCGGACCGCGTCCTCGCGAGGGAGCTGCTCGGCAGCTTCCTTGATCTTCATGTAGGACGCGTGACCGAGACGCCGAACACCGGCGTCGTCTGAGTAGTTGTAGGTGAGGTCGTGACGAGCGACCATGGTCTTGAATTCATCGAGAGTCATCTGTGTATCTCCGTTGTTCATAGTTACTTATAGGCTATCTGGTGACCAGAGTCAACCGTTATTTGTATCTGGAAAGTGCTAGCCTATGTTCTTTCGAACCA